CGGTGCGGATTACTTGAATTTGAACAATTCTGCGGGCAATGCGAACTGGAACATCGGTGCGTCCAATTTCTTCTCATATCGGAGCGTTTAATCAAATGCAGCCTATATCCCACGCCACAAGGCGAAAATCATTCCGGATATAGGGTCGGTTGAGTAAGCATCAGCACAAAAACCGATAGGAGATAAGAAAATACTATATGAGAAGTTACAACAACCTATATGAACCAATGTTGCAAGACGACTACATAAAACAGTGTTTTACAAATGCATCCAAAAAGAAAAAGAACAGGAATGATGTGCGGGAGGTATTAGAGAACCTCGATGAACACACAGAACTCTTGAAAAAGATGTTGACAGAGGAGTTGTTCATTCCGGACTATCACAAACCGAGCGTCATCAACGAGAGCAGCAGCAAGAAAACACGCCGTATATTGAAACCGCATTACAAATATGAGCAGGTTATTCATCATTGTGCAATAGGTCAGTTCAAACCGATTGTGATGAATGGATTGTATGAATTTTCATGCGGGAGCATTCCGGACAGGGGTGTTCATTACGGAAAGAAGTACATGAGAAAATGGCTTGATTCCTACGACGGAAAGAAATTCTTTGTTCTCAAGATGGATGTTCACCATTTCTTTGAATCCATAAACCGGAGAATCCTCAAAAGGAAACTCAAAGAGGTAATTCGAGATAAACGGTTTTATAGATTACTCTGCATACTGATTGAGCATGACAAAATAGCACTCGTTGCAAAGATTTTGACGGATGCAGGCGTTGAGATAGATGCAGAGCAGACGAAAACGCTTGTCGGATGCATAGCATTTGACGACATCTCCGGAGCGTTGGAGATATTGCAGGAAATCGGCATCACAGGAGCGATGTTTGATGAACTGAAAGAAATTATTGAGGAGATGCGAAAAGGCGTTCCGTTGGGATATTTCACATCACAATGGTTCGGCAATTTTTACTTGAAAGCACTCGACCACTACATCAAAGAGGAACTCCGTGCAGAACATTACATGCGATACATGGACGACATGGTGATACTGGGAAAGAGCAAAAAGAAACTACACAAAATACATGCAGCAATCGAAACATATCTGAATGACAACCTCGACCTTGAAATAAAAGGCGATTGGCAGGTGTTTAGATTTGAATATCCGGTATTTGATAAAGGCGGGAATCCGGTACTTGATAAAGACGGAAAGCAGGTCACAAAGGGTCGTATGCTTGATTTCATGGGATTTCAATTTCACCATGACCGGACAACCATCCGGAAATCAAACATCGAAGCTGCGAGGCGTAAGGCGAACCACATCTCAAAGCAGGATAAAATCTCATGGTATAACGCATCGGTGATGTTGTCCTATATGGGATTGTTCAAACATACGGACACATACAACTATTACGTTGAGTACATCAAACCGAAAATCAATGTCAAGAAACTCAAGAGGATAGTTTCAAAGCATAGCAGAAAGGAGAATGAGAAACATGACAGACTGGAAAAAGGTGACAGGAACACAGCCGGAACGTCCGGAGGAGATCGACCGGACATCGTCTCCGTCAACGGTTTATCTGCGTAAAAACATCGAACAGGTGGAGAAAGAGGTTGAGGGAGCAGACGGAAAGATGCAGACCGTGACCGAATGGCAGTACGACGAAAAGGAAATGACGGTCGAGGAATATGAGAACATGGCACTCATGAAATCCGTTGTCGAGGAGAATACATCCGGAATCGTTGAATCCGTGACACAGTTTCAGAAAGATGCGGTCATCGACGAATACACCGCACAGTTGATCGAGGAGGGACTGATTTAATGAGAATACTTGTTGAAAGTCTGAAAAGAATGTACGCAGTCAAAAAAACGCTCACAAAGGAGCAGATCGCCGAGAGAGTGGCGAGAGGTAGCATTTCAGCGGAGGAATATGAATACATCACAGGGGAGGAATACTCCGGCGGTGATGCAGAATGAGTCCGCTTGAAATAATATCACGGTTGTGTGATGTGACGGAGAATCTATCCTCAATCGTGAAAAAGCAGCAAACAATCATTGAACAGTCGAAAATCGAGGAGGCGGTCAAGGCAGAACTCCGGCAGGACATAAAAGAGACAGACAGAGAGATGGATGTTCTTGAATATGGGATGCGGAGGTACTGCGACACCGACGACATCGAGGCGACAGAGTTCGGAAAGGAGAATGCCGTTGACGATTGAGATTTCCTTGCTGCTCTCCGGAGTATCTGTTGCGTTTGCAATTTTTTTCGGAATCTGCTCAAAGCAGAGAAATGAGAAAAAGGACACACAGGAAGATGCAGAACAGAGAGCAACGACCGACACAATGGTGATGGTGAAACTTGAGAACATTGCGGATGACCTCAAAGACATCAAGCGGGAATCGAAAGAGAACCGTGAGGAGATGAAACAGTTGAGAGAGCGTGTTGTCATCGTGGAACAGTCACTCAAGAGTTGTCACAAGAGACTGGACGGAGAAAGAAATTCCGACCGATAACAGGAGGGCAGGAAACAGGCAAGAATCAACCTCACAGAAAAGAGGCAATACATGAGAATGACAGAACAGGAGCGTCGCATCAGAATCCGGCATCTGAAAAGAATGTACCGGATAAGAGAGCGAAAAGAGAGATATGACAAAAAGGTTTCCGGTCTGTTCATGAAACGTGTTGTATTCACAATGATTCTTGCAGCATTTATCTTTACAGTCGTGATGATATTTGTGTTTTTACGGGTAGGGTCAGAACCGTCAACGCTGATTGAAAATGTATTCAGATTTCTTTCAGTTGAGGGCGGGGCAATGGCACTCATTAAGTCCGTGAAAACGGTCAAGGGAACAAAATCAAACGGAGGAATACAACACAATGATGAACCGGAGCAGAATGACGAGGAGGCACAGGGATGAAATACATCGTCGAGAATTGGTTCGTGATTGTGGGTCTGATTGCGGTATTGGCAGCGGGAGGATATGCAGTATATGTTTTCGTGAAAATGCCGTCAGACAAGCAGTTGAACAAAGCGAGAGAATGGCTGCTTTATGCAGTCACAAAAGCAGAAAAGGAACTGGGAGGCGGTACAGGTCAAATCAAGCTGCGGTATGTATATGACATGTTCGTTGCACGGTTTGCATGGCTTGCAAGAGTGATCTCATTTGAGGCTTTTTCGATGATGGTCGATGAAGCACTTGAGAGAATGAAAAAAATGCTTGAGAGCAACAAAGCGATGCAGGAACTTGTGAACGGTGAGGCAGGTGAGGTCGGTGAAAAAGATATGTAATTTCATGACCGGAAACATGCGGATGCTTGTGCTGATATATGCAATCATGGCGGTTGTCGTATTTGCAGCAGTCAATATTTTCTTTTGGAAAATCTCTTTTGATTTAGACAAAGAGATGCGGGAGGAAATGAGGGAGTGCGGTGATTGCCATATCGACACGGACGAGACGAGATTCGGAAAAGCGGTGACGAGGGTGTGCGGATTTATTCTTTCGATACCTGCTGCGTTGATGTGGTGGGCGACACCGTTGATCGTCGGAGGCTTGATGCTATACGACAAGATACAGGAAAAGAATCCGGAATTATGCGGATTCACAGCAGATGAATTTGACAAGGAGGAAAACAAATGATTTCAAATTGTGGACATGATGAAAATAACAGATATAGCGGAGGAAAGGCAGGAGACCAGACGGGGACAGAGTGGCAGGTTATAAACTGGTATAATCGCCCGTGGAAATGTGTCCTCCGTCATCCGGATGCAAAGGTCAGAAAAATGATCGCAAGCATGGCAAAGGCAGCAGCGGTCAACAACAAAATCGGATATGACCAGTCTGAACGCTATACATTTTGGGAGCATCTCAAGGCATCGAACTATGACCCTGCACAGATCACGATTGCGTGTGAGGCTGATTGTTCATCCGGTGTCGCTGCAATCGTAAAGGCAGCGGGTTACAGACTGGGAAATGAGAAAATGAAGAATGTGAGCATTTATCTCTATACCGGAAACATGAGAGCAGGTCTCAAGGCAGCAGGATTCGAGGTACTGACAGATAGCAAATATCTGACATCGGATGCGTATTTGCTTGAGGGCGACATTCTCCTCAACGATAATGCTCACGTTGCAACAAACCTCACAGACGGAGCAAAATCATCCGGAGCGGGTGCATCCAACACAACACCAGTCAAGAACGACACAAAGACCGACGTTGCATACGGATTCGACAAAAAACTTGCAGGAGAATACAAGGTCACAGCGTCAGCGTTGAATCTCCGTGCAGGAGCAGGAACAGGGAAAACAATCCTTGCGGTGATGAACAATGGTGAAAAAGTTCATTGCTATGGATATTATAACGACTGCAACGGCGTGAAATGGTTGTATGTGGTTTACAAGAACATCGTCGGATATGCGTCAAGCAGGTATCTGAACAAATAGGAGGGATAATCATGTTATACTATTTAGGCAGAGGAACAGAGTTCAAAAAAGAGGACTGCAAAGAGTACAAGACCATCGAGGGAGCAATGAGAGCAGCTGCAAAGGACGAGAATCTCGTCGTGTGGGATGAAAACGGAAATATCATCGGCTCACTCACGGACAACGTTCCAGAGGGAGCGTTGCAGACGAATCCGGACGGCAGCGTCAACGCATACGACGAGGACGGAAACAAGATTGGGACGGTCGATGCAGAAACCGTTGAGAAAATGACGACATTCGAGAACGGTGAGGATGCAGCGGGGCAGCAGGAGGACACAGAGAGCGGGGAAAACGCCTCAAACGATGCGGAGATGACAAATCCTCCGGATGAACCCGAAACGGGCGAGAATGGGGCAAATACAGAGCCACAGGAGGCAGAGGACAAGGTCATCATTCCACAGGGCAAAATGAAAGTGACGGTCATTTGCGACGGCTCACTCAATATCAGACGTTCCGCAGCGTGGGGAAATGAGAACATCTGCGGTCGTGCTATCAGAGGACAGTCATATTATGTGAAAGAGATTCATGTTGTGGACGGAAAGAAGATGGTTAGAACAATCGGAGATTTGTATTTATCCGGAGAATCTGAACATGTACAATTCGAGCAGTTGTGATATAATAAGATAGCAGGGGACAAGTCGAGAAAATTTGCGTAAAGCACAGGTAACTAACAAATGAGCGGGAAACGCCCGAAAAATGGGCGTCCGGAATTATGCAAGCGATAATATTAAGAAATTGATATTTCAAAAGCCCCGAGTTTTCGGGGCTTTTTTAATGTCAAAATAAGAATATTGGAAATAGCTAGATGCTTTATAGAAATACAAAATAGTCTGATCTTATTTGGATATATGCTGAAAAAAATATTATGGTTAAATAAAATTTAGAATTGGGAAATATGATAGAGATATAGAATATTATATTAGGAATAATGTCGAATGGTAGATGCATGAGGACAGATGGCAAGCTGTCGTATGATGCGGCAGCTTGCTATGGATTTAGTTAATGTACCATAATAATTTAGCATTAGGGTTATATTCAGGATGATTTTTATTATCTTGGCATGTATATTTTA